GATAAAAGATATTTGATTAACAATATGGTTATTGATTTAACAACGGGTGAGGTACAATTTGAATTATTAACAGATTTTAGAGTATTATGATAAAACACATTTTAGATTTATTAGCATTAGATGAATTTTACGGACAAAGTGAATTAATTGAAATAGCAAAAGGTAAATATCAAAGACCAACAACATTTAAACAAGGATTTAAACAATTAAAAAGAGAATTGAAATGGCTGAAAAGAAAACAATAGAGTTAGAAGTTAAATCAAATGTTGGTGAGTCTATTGCTGATTTAAAAGCTTTAAAAAGGCAGTTAAAAGATACGGCTGCTGGTTCGGAAGAGTTTAAAAAGATATACAATCAAATTGACGATTTAGAGGACAAAATTAAATCCTCTAAAAATGCTTCATCTGATTGGATTGATAGTTTAGAAAGTGCAGGTGGACCATTAGGCGCATTGGGTAGTTCTTTAAATAGGGCAAAAGTAGCAACGCAATCTTTTGGAGGTGCTTTAAAAGCTACAGGAATTGGTTTAATAGTTTCTTTAATTGGTGGTTTAGTTGCTGCATTTCAAGATAATGAAGTAGCTATGAAAAAACTACAACCTTTATTAAATGGGTTGGGTAAAGTTTTTAATGGTGTATTTAGAGCAGTAGAGCCTTTATTTAATACGTTAGTTGATTTATCAGTTAGTGCTTTGCCAATGGTTTCAAAAGCCTTTGGAGTTGTTTATTCAAGCGTTACTGCTGTGTTTCAATCTTTGGGAAGTTTAGGAAGTGCAATTAAAAAACTTGTTTCTGGTGATTTTAGTGGTGCTTGGCAAGATGCTAAAAGTTCCGTAAATGATTTTAGTTCTAATTATGATAAATCTATAAAAAGATTTAATGATGGAACAAAAGAAATGACAAAGACTGAAAAGGATGAATTAGACAAAAGAGCAGAAAATAGAAGAAAAGCAGAAGAGCAAAGAAAAATAGAAGAGCAAAAAGCAAAAGATAAAGCTATTGCAGATAGAAAAGCTGAATTAGAAAAATATAATGCTTTAGAAGAAGAATTTACTTTAAAAGCAGTTGATACTGAAAAAATAAAAAAAGATAATGCTAATGCTTCAATGATTTCTGATTTAGAAACTAAAGTTGCTATTGGTCAAAATTATGTAGCAGAAAGACGTAGATTATCACAAGAAGAAATAGATGATGAAAAAGCTGCAGCAGATGCTAAAAAATCTATTCAAGATAGCACATTTAATAATATCGCAAGTGGAATAGGTTTATTAAAAGGATTATTTGAAAAAAATAAAAGTTTACAAAAAGCATTATTGATAGCTGAAAGCGCTGCTGGTATTGCTAAAATAATTATTAATACAAAGGCAGCTAATGCCGCTGCTAAATTAAAATATGCATTACTTCCTGGTGGTGTTGCTTTAGCTGCTGCTGAATCCACTATGAATAACGTTAGTGCTGGAATAGGTATAGCAACTACAATAGCTGCAACAGCTAAAGGTTTATCTGCTTTTGGTGGTGGAAGTGCTGGTGGCGCTCCAAGTATCGGTGGCGGTGGAGGTGGTGGTGGTGGGGTTGCTTCGGCTCCCCCATCATTTAATGTAGTTGGTGCAAGTGCAACAAATCAATTGGCACAAACAATAGGACAAAAAGAACAACAACCAGTTAAGGCTTATGTAGTTTCTAACGATGTAACAACTGCTCAAAGTTTAAATAGAAATATAATTTCAAGTGCCACTTTAGGGTAATTATAACAAATCTTAATTAAATTAATTATAGTAATATGAGAACAGTAGAATTAATTATAGACGAAAAAGAAGATTTATCTGGAGTTGATGCAGTTTCAATTGTAGAATTTCCTGCAATAGAATCAAATTTTATTGCTTTAAATCAACATTTAGAACTCGCAAAAGTAGATGATGAAAAGCGTATTTTAATGGGTGCGGCTTTAATACCTAATAAAAATATTTATCGTCGAAATGGAAATGATGAATATTACATTTTCTTTTCTGATGAAACGGTACGAAAAGCAAGTGAATTATTTTTAATGAACAGCAATCAAAACAACGCTACGTTAGAACACGAAAAAAAACTTAAAGATTTGTCGGTAGTTGAGAGTTGGATCGTCGAAGATACTGAAATGGACAAGTCAAAAAAGTACGGATTGAATGCACCAGTAGGAACTTGGATGGTTACAATGAAAGTAAATAACGATACTATTTGGAATGATTTTGTCAAAACAGGCAAGGTAAAAGGATTTTCAATAGAGGGTTATTTTGCTGACAAATTAGAAATGAGTTTAGAAAATGAATTAATAGAAAAAATCAAATCAATAATTATAAAAAATGGCAAATAAAACAAGTTCGCCTAATGGCGGTAAAAGAGGGTGTTTATGTAAAGATGGTAAATACTCTCAAAAATGTTGTAACGGAGAGTTGCAAGAGCAAGGGATTGGATCAACTGTATTGCAAGGTACATCTACTGTTACGGTAGTAGATGGAGTGCGAACAATGGTAAGGCAAAACGGGTAATTTATAACAAAAATAAATAATATTAATTTATATAAAAAATACTAAAAAATATGAATGTAATAAATCAAATTAAATCTCTTTTGAGTATGGAAGTAAAACTCGCTCAAATGAAACTTAAAGACGGTGTTACGGTAATTGAAGCGGAAGCTTTTGAAACTGATCAAGCCATCTTTATAGTTAATGGCGAGGATAAAATTCCTTTGCCAGTTGGAGAGTACGAATTAGAAGACGGTATGCTTTTAATTGTAACCGTTGAGGGTATTATCGCTGAAATCAAAGAGGTTGCAGTAGAAGAAGAAGCACCAGAAGTAGAAGTAGAAGTTGAGGCACAAGCTGAAGCGGTAGCTACTCCTAAAAGAATTGTTGAATCAGTTTCAAAAGAAATGTTCTTTGCTGAAATTGAAAAACTAAGAACTGAAATTGCTGAATTAAAATTAGCAAAACAAGAATTAAAATCTGATGTTGTTGTTGAACCATTAACACACTCGCCAGAAATTAAGCCACAAATTAAATTAAATAAATTTTCACCTAATCGCCAATTAACAACTCAAGACATTGTTATGGCAAAACTTTTTAACTAAAAAAAAACTAAACTATGGCAACTACAACAAGTATTACTACTACTTACGCTGGAGAATTTGCAGGAAAATATATTTCTGCTGCGTTATTATCAGGTTCAACTATCGCCAATGGTGGTATCGAAGTTAAACCAAACATTAAATTTAAAGAAGTTATCAAAAGAATTGCAACCGATGCTATCGTAAAAAATGCAACTTGTGATTTTGATGCTACTTCTACAGTTACATTAACTGAGAGAATTATTACACCTGAGGAATTTCAGGTTAACCTACAACTTTGTAAAAAAGATTTCAAATCTGATTGGGAAGCTGTACAAATGGGTTATTCAGGATTTGACAATTTGCCACCTGCTTTTGCTGATTTTCTTTTGTCTCACGTTGTTGCAAAAGTAGCTGAAAAAACAGAGCAAAACATTTGGAGAGGTGTAAATGCTACTGCTGGAGAATTTGACGGATTTCAAGTCCTTGCAACTGCTGATGCAACTGTTATCGATGTTGCTGGTGTTTCTGGTGGTGTTACTGCTGCAAATGTTATCGGAGAACTTGGTAAACTTGTTGATGCTATCCCTGCTGCGTTGTACGGTAAAGAAGATTTATATCTTTATGTTTCACAATCTGTAGCTCGTGATTATGTACGTGCTTTGGGTGGATTTGGAGCAAGTGGATTGGGCGCTAACGGTACAAACGCTCAAGGTACACAATGGTTCAACAACGGATCACTTTCTTTTGATGGTGTTAAAATCTTTGTTTGTAACGGAATGACAAATGACTGGATGATGGCTGCTCAAAAATCAAACTTATATTTTGGTACAGGTTTATTGGCTGATGGTAACGAAGTTAAAGTTATAGATATGGCTGATATCGACGGTTCTGAAAACGTTAGAGTTGTAATGCGTTTTACCGCAGCTGTTCAATACGGTGTAGGTTCTGAAATCGTACTTTACACTCCAACTGCATAATTATAGCAGAATACTAAATTTAAAGGGTAGGTAATAGTACCTGCCCTTTTTTATTAACTTAAAAATATATAAAATTATGGCTTGTGATATTGGGCTCGGAAGAATCGAACAATGCAAGGATTCAGTTGGCGGTTTAAAAGCGGTTTACTTCATTAATTGGGGTGATGCTACAACGGTAACTTATTCTGCAACTGCTGGACAAGAAGATGTAATTATAGCCTTGGGGGGAACTCCAGTGGGTTACAAATATGAATTAAAAGGTACTTCATCTTTTGAACAAACTTTGACAAGTTCAAGAGACAACGGTACTACATTTGTTGAACAAAAATTGACTTTGAATTTAAAAAAATTGTCTATTGCTGACCACAAACAAATTAAACTTTTGGCATACGGAAGACCTCAAATCATTATCGAGGACAATAACGGTAATTGGTTTATGGCAGGTTTAACTTTGGGAATGGATTTAACAACTGCTGCAATCACTACGGGTGCTGCAATGGGTGATGCTTCTTCTTATAACTTAGAATTTCAAGGTATGGAGCCTAAACCAGCTAACTTTATTGTTCCTGTAGCAGGTACATTAACTACTGCTGTATTAGCTTCTATCGTTGTAGGTTCTTAATTAATCTTTAAAAAATATAACTATGGCTTGTGATATTGGATTGGGGCGTATAGAAAAATGTAAGGACAGTTTGGGTGGCTTGTCTGCGGTTTATTTCATAAACTATCAAAGTTTAGAGCCTATTACTTATGGTAGTGGTAATCAAACAGATATGATAGTTGATGTTTTAAGCGGAAGTCAGGTAAATGCCTATAAATACGAATTGAAAGGTACTTCTACATTTGAGCAAACAGTTACAAGTTCAAGAGAAAATGGAAGTACATTTGTAGAACAAAAATTGACTTTAAACCTAAAAAAGTTAACTATTGCAGACCATAAACAATTACGTTTATTAGCTTATGGTCGACCTATTATAGTAGTTCAAGATAGAAATAATAATTATTTTATGGCTGGATTGACTAAGGGAATGGATTTAGTAACTTCAAACATTACTACGGGTGCTGCTATGGGTGACTTATCTGGCTATTCATTAGAATTTCAAGGTATGGAATTAAAACCAGCTAATTTTCTTGAAGATGTTGGTGCTGTTTTAAACATTATTCCTGGATAATTTTTTGTTTGTTATTTTTAAAAAGGCGTACTTTAATAGTGCGCCTTTTTTGTTTTTAAAACAATTTTACTTTTAAATTATTATTATAAAAAAATATTATGATAATTTTAAAAGAGCAAGGTGGGGTGCAAACCATAAAATTTATTCCGAGAATTTACTCGGCTGATATTCTTGTTTTAAGAAATGAAACTACAAATGTTTCAACAACGTATAATCCTACTTTTACAACTGACGGTTATTATTTGAAATGTGATTTAGTTTTAGATTTAAAAGAAAATACTTTTTACAATTTAACGGTTTTAAATAGTGCTTTGCCTTTTACTGCTGATAATAATACTATTAAAGTTGATAGTGATATTTTAACTGCTGATATGTCAATATTTAGCGATGAAAATTCTTTAGTGTATAGAGATAAAATATTTTGCACCAATCAAAATAAAGACGATTATACTGTTAATAAAAATCAATATGTAGCAAACGCTACAACAAACGAATTTAAAATTTATGAGTGATATATCAATAGTTAATTTATCGGCTTATACAAGTCCTGTAATACAAGAGAATAAGAGAAACGAATATATCGAGTATGGAAGTGATAACAATTACTTTCAATATTTGATTGACAGATATTTATATTCTGCTACAAACGGAGCTATTATAACAGGTATTTCTAATATGATTTATGGCAAAGGATTAGACGCTTTGGATTCTAATCGTAAACCGAATGAATTTGCACAATTTAAGTCTATTGTTAAAGATTCAGATATTAAAAAAGTAGCATTAGAACGCAAACTTTTAGGAATGGCAGCGATGCAAATCGTAATGGAAAAGAAACAAGTAAAACAAG